CCAGACGTAGCTGATGCCTGGCGTAACGCAGCAAGAAATGACGACTTAGATATTCTTGGTCGATTTGATAGCGAAGGTAGTTTTTATTTATATCATTACACTGCTACTGGTAGATACGAGAATAGACGCGCCAATCCAGCGGAACAACTCTCTGCTGCTAATTCTTATATGGAGAAAAGACCAACAGATCTCGAGATGCAACAAGCTAGGGATCTTCAGCTTGGCGAAGGATTACAAGGTGAAGTTGAATTAGCAATTGGAGAAAGAACACTTAGAGACGTTAAAAAATTTAAAGCATTGACGCAAGATGTTTTAAAAGAAACAATTGCTGAAATGAAGAAAGCAAAAGCAAAAGAACAAGAATTAGCAATGTTCTCGGGCTTTGGTGCTTTCGGTGAAATTACAAATTTAAACAAGGATCTAGCCAATTCAATTCTGGGCGATTCCGGAGTTGGTGGCGTATGGTCTTTTCTTGGTGGCAACAAGGGACAAGAGTCTTTAGAGAAGTCGCTCCAAGGAATCAGTGGAATAAATAACTCTGTTACTTACAACTGGCAACAGTGGTTTGATAATGCGTTGAAAACACGTTACGACGAAGAGATACAACTCGGCCTTGATGCTGGAACGGCAAGTGAAAACTTAAAAATTGAAGGGCAGTTTGCCAGAAAGTTTTTAGATACTTATCTGATTCCTCGCTTTAATCAATCGAAATCAATGAACGAATTTGTTGATTACATTGACGTTAAAGAAGATGAACAGAACCCATTTCAAACACAAGATCTTGCTAACGCTGCCAAGCAGATTGCCGATCTTAAAGCAACACAATATCTTAATGAAATTCAAAATGCTGCCACTCGTTATTTTAATGCTGATTTTTATATCAACCCAACGGGGAATATTGGCAAGCAAGAAGTTTATTCAGAACAAGCTAGAACTGTTCAAGGAGATTGGGAAGCAGCAAAGCGTGGAGATCCTTATTGGACCTCTCAGGCGTATCGTTTTGGTGTAGATGTTAATAATAAGGAGCAGTTTGCGAAGATGCATTATCAGATCAGAGGTCAAGGGCGAGGGTATGATTCCGCTGAAGATTATTTAAATGCTGGTAAAATCAATGACTTTATTTATAACGATATTCTTCCGGCTGTAAAAAATAAAGTTGAGAATACTGAGTTAGTGTTTGGACCTTTCCTCTTGCCTGAAGAGTTTGCAGATGAGATGTTAAAAGGCTTGAATCCAGACGACAAGACAACATGGGAAGACGTATTAAAAAGATATGGACTTACTGATTTCAAAGGAACAATCGATGACTTACGCGCATATATTGTTGAAGCATTAAGAACGGGATCAGCACAGGAAATCCGTGAGAACATCAAGTATCTTAATGAAAAAAGACAAAAACCCACCCAAGAACTTTTGGGTGTTACTTATATTGAGCGACCAGAAGATTACAAGCCTGATGCCACAATTAAAGCAGATACTGAACTTTATAAAATATTCCAATCCTCTGGGTTCCAGGGAACAGAAGATGAGTTTTACGAAAACTTTTTCCCTGATATAGATAGGTCTGAACAAATTGCCTTAACAAAAGCAGGTAGGGATGAAGCGTTAAAAACTACAGGTCTAGATCTTGAAAACCCATACGCCTCTCTTGAGACTCTTGAAAGTTTCCTTGATACAGGCACAGAAGATACAGAAGAAACGTCTGAGCCAAGTACAAGTTATTTTACAATTGACTTAGATGAAGAACTACCAGGAAAATCTAAATCTGGTCAAGGCTTCCTGGATGAGTTCACTTCTTTATTTAAGGGATTTGGTTGATGTCTGATAAACGTAAAAAAGCTGCTACTGCGGCAAAATTACACAAGGACTCAATGCCTTGCAACAAACCAAAGAAAACCCCTGGGCACCCCACAAAATCCCATGTAGTTAAAGCGTGTGAGAGTGGAAAAGAAAAAATTATTCGCTTTGGCCAACAAGGAGTTAGTGGCAGTCCCAAAAAAGAAGGTGAATCAGAATCATATCGCAAACGCAGAGAAAGTTTTAAAGCTAGGCACTCCAAAAATATTGCCAAAGGAAAAATGTCCGCTGCCTGGTGGAGTTCGCATGTTAAGTGGTAGAATTAGTAAAGTGGTAGCCAGTTACATTTATGTCAGTTGTTAAAGGAATTGATGGTCGTTATTACAAACCCTGTTCAAAATGTGGTGAAATACAAAGTTATTTAAGAAAAAATTACGCAGAAGAATCATTAAGATTAAAAAAAACCTGTAAAAAGTGCAATAATCGAGAAAAAGGAAATTTTCACATAGGTTGGTATAGAGGAATACGAATAAGTTGGTTTAATAAATTTAAAACTTGCGCGGAAACACGCGGTTTAAAATGGGAGATTTCAATGGATGAGGTGGCTGATTTATATGAAAAACAAAAAAGACAGTGCGCGTTAACAGGTTGGGATATAACTTTTCCAGAAATAGGGCATCATTCTTATTTTTCTTGTAGTATAGATCGTATTCAAAATAATATTGGTTATACCAAAGAAAATATTCAATTGGTCGATGGTAGAGTAAATATGATCAAAGGCAAATATTCACAAGAATTTTTTCTTGAAGTGTGTTCAGCAGTAGTTAAAAATAAAAAAAATTAAAATGGGTAAAGTAAAAGGCAACACGATTCAGAAAAAAGAATCACAACCCAAGCTCACGAGGCAAGGTCAAGGACAAAATTCCAAGCCTTCTCATGGACGTAAAAAATCCAGGGGGCAAGGCAAAGGTTAACACTTTAATTTAATTAACACTATTATGGAGAGTAATTGCTGTACTTTCCATGGCCGATTTTTTGCGTGCCATTAATATCATCAAAAAATATGAGGGGTATAGCGAAAAAGCATACCCGGATGTAAGCACAGGTTGCGCTCCTTATACTTTTGGTTATGGAACACAGTACTATCCAGACGGTTCTCCAGTAAAACAAGGACATCGCTGTACACAACACAAAGCTCTTGAATATTTGCTTCACGAAGTAGAGCTTATCGATGATGAACTGACACGTTTAAATCTAGGTCTTGACCCTTCCATGAAGGAAGCTCTTATTTCTTTCATTCATTCCATTGGATGGGAACCATTCTTATATAGTGAAATTATTGACGCAATTGAAAACGAAAATTGGGGCCAGGCGGCAGAAGAAATCACCCATTGGATTTTTGATCCGTACCACAAGGTGATTGGCGGCCTGGTAGATAGACGTAGAGAAGAAGCTCACTTGTTTCTCCTGGAAGTCAAGAAGCCAATTTGTCAGCCCGGCGAGATTTTGCTTAACGCATTCAGAACTTATTCGGGTGCCAAACATCAAATACAGGCGATCAGAAATCTGGAAGCAAACAGCAATCCCTATATTCTGGCAGAGTTCTCAAACTGTTTTAGTAAGGAACATTTCTTAGAATCAGACATCGACTACGAAGAAACCGATACCGAGTTTGCTTCTTGGGATTAGAATATTTGGAGATCAGCAAACAGAAATGGAAGAGACAGTTCGTCCCCGCGAATTAGAGCTACCGCTTCAATTGCAGTTTGCAATGCGTAAAGCAGAGCTGGAAGCCCAAGAAATGACTTGGGATCAACTTTATGCTGCTCTTTTAAACCTTTATCAGCGCCGTTTGATCGAGTGGGCTGCTGTTAAGGATATTCTTGCTGATGAAAATATTGAACTTGAATTTGATTTGCCAACCCAACTGGAATTAGTTGAGCTGGCAATGATGTGCGAAGGAGATGAAGATGATGAGGATGATGAAGATGACGATAAAGAATATTCTGTTTTCTAGGAAAGCTTATCGATAAGCCTTTCAAGATACCACTTTGCTTTCATAGCGTCCTTCTTGGGATCTTCTTTATCCCACATTCGATCTATGTACTTGATGATTTGCCACTGAAGACCACCAAGTACAGCATCTGGTGCAAACTGAACAGCGTCTTCAATTTTATCAATTGTTTCAATTTTCTTTTTTGAGTTGGCATAATGCGGTGGATGATTCACCATGTCAACTTTTGGCGTGGGCATGGGACAAAACCCATCCGTGCACCCAGAAAAAACAGTAGGTGAGTCTAAAAAGACAATTGAGTCCAGTGTCGAATCTACCGGCTCAAACCACGTCTTTTGCGAGATTGCTCCATCTCCTC